CGTCCTACAAAACCATAGAGGCATTGTTCTTCGGAGGATTGAACCAAGATGAGATTGACGACGACGATGATAATGATGATGAAGGAATCGATGAGGATGAAGAGGACGTTGTGAATGACCGTAAAGTAAAAAGCAGGACGAGGCGTTCCGTCAGGAAAAAAGATGACGATGACGATGACGATGCCGACGATGATGATGATGCCGACGATGATGAAGTAGAAAGTCGGGAAAAATTTTCACGTCCTAAGGATGATGACGACGATGATGACGACGATGATGATGATGATGACGTCGACGATGATGATGATGATGAAGGCGACAGGGAACCAACCCCGAAAGTCAAACGGACCAAATCTACATCAAAATCAAAAAAGGCAATACCAGCCACAAAATCAAAATCAAAATCAAAAAGAGGTAAAGAGAATAGATGCCCTTATGGGCATAAATTCGGGGAAGATTGTGAGCAGTATGACGAATGTGATGAATGCGAATCTTGGGAAGAGTGTATAGACGCAGAAGCCGAAGCAGAATAAACTTCAAAATGGATGAAGGGGAGGAAGGCCCAAATGGACGGGAAGAGAAGAAACCCATTTAAAACACAAAGAACCAACTTACAGGAGGACCGCAAGTTAGTGGGGGCCTATCTTCCCTTGCCATTTACAAATCATTTGCGTCTACTGTCCGTTTATTTTGAAAAGAGCCTTCAGAACATTCTCCAGGAAATAATTACTCAGTGGAGTGATGCTGTAGGGAAATCCGAAAAAGAAATTATGGATGTTTTGATTGACCGGGCCGTAAACGAATGGCAAAGAAGAGTACTTGAAAGTGGAAGGTTAAGCAAGAAGAAACAAGAGAAATATCTGGAAGAAATCCAAACGACCTTAAAGAGGAAAAAAGTCTCAAAGGCACATCTTGAATACATTATGAAGAAATTGAAGGGTAAAGTGGGGTGTATAGAATGAAACGAACGAAGGGGGTAATAGAGAAACTCAGTACCCAAGTTGAAAAGAAGCAAAAGGAAGACAGAAATAGGAAACCTTCTAATCGTCCTGAGTACGATGGGCAAGAAACCACGGTATCAACCGGGTCAACATTATTAGACCTAGCCATTAGTGGGGGTCGGTTTCGAGAAGGGGGAATCCCCACCGGAATATTCGTGGAAATCTTTGGTCCGGCCTCTGCCGGGAAGACTGTGTTGCTTTGCCAGATAGCAGGACTATTGCAACGTTCCGGGGGGAAAATCATGTTCCATGACCCAGAAGCCCGGCTCAATAAACAATTTGCTAGGATGTTTGGTCTCGTTTCAGAGGATTTGGAGTATACCATTCCCAATACCATTCCAGAAGTGTTTAAGTCCGTTAGAAAATGGGTTCCTAATGAAAATGAAGAAAGCGAAACCTCATACGGAGTTTTTGCCGATTCTTTGGCTGCCCTTTCCACAGATATGGAAATGGACAAAGAAGAAGGGGACAAGATGGGGATGCGGCGGGCAAAAGAGTTTAGTGAGGAACTGAGAAAGACCTGTCGAATAATTACGCAGAAAAAGGTTCTTATGGTTTGTTCCAATCAGGTTCGTCAAAATTCGGATGCTGGACCATATGGGCCACGGTATAAAAGCCCTGGTGGGGAAGCTATTGGATTTTACTCAAGTCTACGATTGCGATGCATGACTCCTAAAAAAATCAAGGTGAAAAAGTCAATCCATGGAAAAGAACACACTCGTACTATCGGCATTAAAACAGAAATAGAAGTGTTCAAATCTTCAGTCTGGAAGCCTTATCACACTGCTGATGTTTACATCTTATATGATTATGGAATTGATGACATTAGAGCAAATTTGCGGTTTTTGAAATCTACTTCAAAAGACTCCGTATACATGTTAGGAGACACTAAACTGGACAAATCACTTGAGAAGGCAATCCAGATAGTGGAAGAGGACGGGTTAGAACGGGAATTGAAAAACAAAGTGATTGAATGTTGGAATGAGATAGAAGAAAAGTTTGAAGAGAAGAGGAAACCACGTGAATGGTGAAGGGGGAACGCCCTATGAAACGAACAAAAGTCCACAAAAAAAGGATAACAAACTCTTCCGCAAAAGCAAAGGGACGTTCATTACAACAATGGACATGTAAAAAAATATCAGAATTGTTGGGAATTCCTTGGGGGAAAGATGAGTTAATAGCCTCCCGAGAAGCATCACAAACGGGTACTGATGTTCGACTTGTGGGGGAGGCCAAAGAACGGTTCCCATTTTCGGTGGAATGTAAATGGCAAGAATCCTGGTCGGTCCCATCATGGATAAGGCAAGCAAAGAGTAACCAAGCCAAGGGGACGGATTGGTTACTGATATGCAAACGAAGCCGAGAGAACCCCGTGGCAATAGTAGATGCTGAACGGTTCTTTGAATTGCTAAAAAAAATGGAGGGGGGTTGATGAGTGTTTTCTTACCCCTCTCAAAATCCGGAATATATAGGAAGATGTAGGCGATGCGGAAGAGCCCTTAGAACTATGGAATCCATTAGACGGGGAATCGGCCCAGTTTGCTTAATGCGAGAAATTGGTCAGGGAAGGCCAAGACGAGTGATATTACGCAGTGAAATTATTCCGAGGTTGTTTGATATAGATGATGTGAAAAAGAAAGGAGAAGAATCTGATGGGAGTTCTTGAAAATGATTTTATACGATTGAAATTGAATTATGCCGGGGATGTCAATATTCCTTGCAAGAGAATCGGGTTGGATTGGCCTCCCCCAGAACGAATTTGTTTAGACCATGGAAAGATTCGGGAGGCTGTTTCGGGGGACGATGAAAATAATATTCTTATACGCAAAAGACATTCACAATTATCTGATGAAGTTGCCCAGTCTTCCCCGTATTTGGCTCGTGGGGCAGAATATGAATATTTGAGGGGTAGAAGAGGGGTAGAATATGATAACAAAGGTTGAAATATCTAACTTCCAATCACACAAGAAATCAATCATGGAATTTGTCCCCGGAACGAATGTAATTATAGGGGCATCCGATACCGGGAAATCCGCTGTTTTCCGAGCCATAAATTGGGTTTGTTCAAATAGACCATTGGGAGATTCTTTCCGTTCCGAGTGGGGTGGGGATACCCATGTAATTTTGCACACCTCTGAGGGGAATACTATCGAAAGAATTCGTACAGCAACCAAAAATGCGTATATAATTAATGGCCAAGTATTGGAAGCCTTTGGGCATTCTGTACCTGAGGATGTTTTAAATATCCTTCAAATCGATTCTGCTAATATTCACGCACAAATGGACCCACCATTTCTACTTTCCTCCACCCCTGGGGAAGCCGCACAAATGCTAAACACCGCCGCTTCTATTGATGATATTGACCATACTATTGCGGGATTGAAAAGAAGTTATAACCAAATTGATATTGATATAAAGCACGCTAAGAAACAACATTCAGAAGTTAGTGAACAACTAAAGAAATATGAAAATCTACCAATTATAGAGAAGAAATTGAGGGAGGTAGAACAACAGGAAGTGCACAGAGGAGAAATGGAGGAATCCTTAGAAGACTTGAGACGATTTACGCAAAAAGGGAACCACATTAACTCCCAATTACGGGACACTGAGTATATTCCTATATTGTTAGAAAAATGCGGGGAAGTGGAAAAAAGAAATACCAGGTATCAAAATACTTTGGAACAAGTGGAAAAACTGGAAAAAACCATAAATAAGGCACGAAAAATCCAAGAAGAGCTTAAAGAGACAATTCATATAGATAATGGGTTTGTGATATTGAAAAACACCGAAGAAACCTTCTCAAAATGGAAAAGCAAAACAGAACAAATGGTGCAAGTACGAAGGGCGTTGAACCGAGCACGAGAAGTAAAAACAGTACTTAGTTCAACACGGTATTTCAAAAAAGGTTCACGTCTTTTGGAAGAAGCAGAAGAAGTATTCTCAAATTGGAAGGAGAAGAACTATCAACAGGAGCAATTGAAACAAGTGATGAATCAAGCCGTGCGCAATAAACGGGAATTGGATAGGTTGAAAAGAAAGGTGGAGAAACTTGAAGAAGAATTCCATGAATTAGCCCCGGAACAATGCCCATTATGTGGGAATAGGTTAGAACAGGGCTGTTTTATAGCAATGTAGATTTATCTTCTTGTATAAAGTATTTCAAAACCAAATAAAATCACTATAAAATGGTGAATAGAAGGGAAAGAAAAAGAGTATGGAAAGAACACAAAGAAAAAGAATTGCAGATGCTATTTTGGTATCCGATTTACATTTGACGGAGACCATCCCAGTCTCTCGGACGGATGATTATGTACAGGCCCAAAGAGACAAATTAATCTTCCTCCGAAAACTAAGTGCCCGAAATAGGTATTGCCCTATACTATGTTCTGGAGATATCTTTGACTATTGGAAGGCGAGTCCCTGGTTATGTCAAATGGTATCCACATACTTGCCCAAACCCTTCATTTGTATCCCCGGACAGCACGACCTTCCTATGCATTCCCTTGAATTGTATGAACGGTCAGCATTATCTCTGATAGAATATATCAATAATGATTATGAAGAAGACGGAACTGATGGGGTCTATGTATTGGGAGCCCCGAATTCAGAAACTTCACCAAGAACTACCTGGGAAACATTGGAAGACTCGTTTTCAGTGACGGGGATTCCCTTTGGAGCCCTTGAGAATTTTGACCCCAAAGAAATCCACCCGACAGGGAAGGGGCGAAAAATCCTCTTGTTACACGAATTAGTATGGAAGGGGGAACCCCCATCTTGGAATAAAAACGGCTGGACGGACCAAAAACTGCTGGAACAATATGGGGAATACTTTGACCTGATTTTGACTGGGGATAATCATGATGGATTCACCTCCCAAAAAGGGGATTGCTTGCTAGTCAACCCGGGAAGTATGTTGAGGATGAATGCCGACCAAGAAAAGTACAGACCCAGATGCTATCTTTACTACACGGAAGAGAATGAGGTCATCCCCGCATATTTCCCAGTCGAACAAGGGGTTCATAATCAGAAGCATCTCACCCAGAAAAAAGAACGGGATGAAAGAATTGAAGCCTATATAGCAAGAATGAAAAGTGATTGGGAAGTAGAAGCCTCCTTTCGCAAGAATCTGGAGGCCTTTTTCATGGAGAACAAGACCCCAAAAAAAATAAAGGATGTGATTTTATGGCACTTAGAAACAGAGAAAATCTAGGACAACGGTTGATGGAGTTGAAGGAGGATTTGGAAGAGAAGAAATCCCAGCGTTCGGAGCTTCAAGGGGAATTAAAGAGTTTGATGAAACAATTGAGGGAGTTCGGAGTAGAAACATTGGAACAAGCAGAATCTCTCATCGAGAAGCAGAAGGAAGAATTGGAAGGGATGGAGGAATCCATTCATTCATCCATACAGGAGATTGAAGAATTGATGGATGAAAAATCACAATAATTGCGAGGAGAGGGAGAATGAAAATCCAGGTGCAGGAATTACGGAATGAGATTGAACGGAAAAAAGGGCAACGAGACCAGTTGGAACAGACCCTCAAGGAACTGGAAGGTAAAATTCATTCGGATATGGAAACCCTATCCCAACATGAACAAGCCTTGGAAATTGTGAAACAAGTGGCTCTCATAACTCAAAGACAACTTGAATACCACCTTTCTGAGCAAGTCAGCCTGGCAATGGAAGCCGTATTCGATGACCCATACCGATTGAAGTTGAACTTCCAGGAAAAAAGGGGGAAAACAGAAGTAGAAACCCTCTTCACCCGTCGGGAATTGGAATTCCCGCCAATGGGAAGTGCAGGAGGAGGAACAATTGACGTGGCATCCCTTGCTTTACAAATAGCCTATATGTCTATGAGGAAAGACAAGAAAATCCGTCCATTACTGTTATTGGATGAACCTTTTTCAAGGTTGAAAGGAGAAGATGCGAACAGAAGGGCCTTGGCAATACTCCGAGAAATCAGTCGTAAATTATCCTTACAAATTATCATGATTAGTGACGAAAGGGTGTCCCGAGAGGACATTACTGCAAACGCAGATAAACTATTTGAAGTCTCACAAGGCCGGGACGGGGTCAGCAAGGTACGAAATTCATAAGATTGAAATACTATATAGTAAAAGAACTTTAGAAAGGGTGACCAAAGAATGACCAAACTGAGAAATTTGATACCATTACCAAAGATGATGAGAATAACTACACAAGATGAAGATGAGGTAATGGTATCGGGAATATATACCGAAGCGCATTTCTCCCCATTGAGTGGAGAATACTTTGGGTATAATGTATATGGTTATGTTTTCTCAAAAAAAGTGAAAGTATTGCTTGGAACGTATGGGAGGAGGGATGCGGAACAAATCGTCAGAGAAATTAAGAGGTTAAAACCGGAGCACTACACCATGCCAGAATCCATTGAAGATGAAGAAATTATTGAGTTGATAGAGGGAAGGGTTGATTATGATTAGTCCAGGATTTGCCTGACGAATATAACCCAAGTGTAATAAAAAGAGAAAAGCCCTATCCTATAAAGGTGGGGCTTTTATTAATTCCTCTATATCATGTAATCAGGTTATTATTGGGGGAGGTAATTTAGTAATGAACTTTCCATATCCACTATCACATTTAATCAGGTTCAAACTATGATATCGGGGCAGCCCTAGCAAATCCTCTTCTTGGTATGGATACAATTCACTTTGCAACTCCATATAATTCTTCTTATCACAACCACTTAGTAACATGTAACTAGCATTTGCACTGCGAAGCTCTTCCCGGATGATGCGAATTTGGTTGAGGTAGTGGCAGGAAATTATAGGTTTGAGATTAAACTTGGGAAGTTGGCTGAGTTTTAAAGTTAAGAATCTCTCAGTGTTGTTGACTTGATACAGTTCGTCAATGATTAGATTGACTTTCGTCATTTTCTTCCTGTTCTGTATTTGTTCCTCCCGGATTTGTAAGGCCAGCCAAATCTTAGTCAACCAATAGGTGGTATAAACATCCTTTTCATTATCTGTGAGAAACATCCGTTGAGGCATCTTGATTACAATGAGTTGGGGCTTTTGCATTTCCTTAACCAAGTCTATATTCCCATCAAT